ATCCTAACCCTAACTCCACTGATCAAGTAAAGGAATGGCTTACCTCTTTAGGTTGGCAGCCGTGTACCTACAAGTACAACAAGGATAAGGAAACAGGAGAAGAGAAGAAGGTAAAACAAGTTAGAAAGAATGGTGAACTTACAGAGTCAGTAAAGCTTTTGATTGAGAAGAACCCTGCTGTAGGTGTTCTTGATGGACTGACTGTTCTACAACACAGGCTAGGCATAGTGAAAGGCTTTGTAGACTGTGAGCAGGGTGGGTATGTGAGAGCAGAGATAGATGGCTTGACCAATACCTTGAGGTTCAAGCACAAGAAGCCTCTTGTCAACCTACCATCTGTAGAAAAACAGTATGGCAAGGAGATTAGGAGTTGCTTAATTGCAACACCGGGATATTTATTATGTGGTGCAGACATGACTTCCCTTGAAGATACTACGAAGAGACACTATATGATGCCATATGATCCACAATATGTAAAGGAGATGTCAGTAGAGGGGTTTGATCCTCACCTTGACCTAGCTAAACACGCTAAAGTTGTAACACAGAGACAGATAGATCAACACAACAGGGGTGAGATCAACTTAAAGAACCTAAGAAAGAACTTCAAGGTAGTAAACTATTCAGCAACATATGGAGTAGGTGCAGAGAAACTATCAAGAGAAACAGGAATGTCTATTGGTAAGTCAAGTAGACTCTTGAAAGCCTATTGGGAAAGAAACTGGTCAGTGAAGAAGTTTGCTGAAGAACAAAAGATTAGAAGGATTGGTGAAGATATGTGGATACAGAACCCTGTCAGTAAGTTCTGGCACAGCCTACGATATGAGAAGGATGCGTTCTCCACGATCAACCAAAGCACAGGGTCTTACTGCTTTGATAAGTGGGTTGCTATTTACAGAGCTACAAGACCTAACATTGTGGGTCAGTTCCATGATGAAAGTATCAACGTCATAAGAGAAGAGGAGAAGAAACAACATACAGAAACATTAAAGTCAGCCGTTCATAAACTAAATGAACAGTTAAAATTAAACGTAGAGCTAGGGATTGATGTACAATACGGAAATAATTATGCAGAAGTACATTAATTGCTTGCATTGTAATAAGTAATTGTGTTATAATTTTTTATAAACAAATATAGGAGCATTAAATGGCGAAAGAAAAGAAGAGTTGGTTTGATGAGCATGTCATAGTTCTTTGTGATGATGACAACATGAAGTCAGCGATTGAGAATAAAATAAAGAAAGATATTCTAAAAGAAAAAGAAGAAGTGGAGCAATAGATTATGGCTACAAGAAAAGTAAAATTAGAAGGTATCGCAGAGTGGGCGAAAGTGTTTGAAGAGAATCGTGAGATGACAGGCTACAAGCCTACACCTGAAGCAGTTGGTGTTTATGAGGACTGCAATGGTGCATGTAAGATTGACATTATAATGAATGATGTGAACTACAAGAAGCTACAAGCATCTAAGTCTATGAAGAAGGGTACTGATGACACATTGGATAGAGGTAGGAAAGTTACCTTTGTCCGTAAGTTTGAGACAGGTAGAGATTGGGATAGTGGTGTACCTATTGTACTTAAAGAAGATGATACACGTTGGGATTATGAAGTTGATGGACCTATTGGTAACGGATCTATTGTTGAAGTAACCCTAGCTGTGTACGACATAAAGAAGTACGGCAACACAGGTACAAGACTTGAGAGGGTTAAGGTTATTAATCACAAGCCTTATGATCCTGATGAAGAGGAACAGTTTGCCTCACCTCCACCTAAGAAGGAGAGTGCAAATGAAATTGCCAATGACGAGATTCCCTTTTAGGAAACCGAAAGCAAGAAACCTTGAGGCTAGAGAGTTACACACTCCCAAGTATAGTCTCAAGGTTATACCTGACAAAGCAAAGAAGATCTTTAGAAAAAGAAAACACAAAGGCTTAACTGATGAAAAAGATTGAATCACTTGTTAAAGATATCTATAAGACAATAGAGGGTAAGGGTGGTTGGACTACGATGATAGGTGACTCCTTTGGTAAAGGTCTTGCTTTGACTGCTAACCAAAGATTCTCTGAACCACAGAAACCTAGAGGGTACTTGTCACTCTCCTCTGTCGGCACTCCCTGTGATCGTAAGCTTTGGTATAAGATCAACAAACCTAAAGTTGGTGAGCCACTTACACCTAACACCTTGCTAAAGTTTTTCTATGGTGATATGATAGAAGAATTGATTATAAGTTTAGCCAAGGCGAGTGGTCATAAGGTTGAGGGTATGCAGGACAGACTTGATGTTCATGGTGTTAAAGGACACAGGGATGCAGTCATAGATGGCATGACAGTGGATGTTAAGTCTTGCAGCAGTTATGCATTTAAGAAATTCAAAGGGGGGAGACTTAGGGAAGATGATCCATTTGGGTATATATCACAGCTTAGTTCCTACGTCTATGCAGGAAAGGATGACCCACTTGTTACTAACAAAACACAGGGGGCTTTTCTGGCAGTTGACAAACAGAATGGACATGTTTGTTTGGATGTTTATGATTTCACTGAAGAGTTAAAAGAAAAAGAAAAAGAGATCAAGAGTATTGTTAAGATGGTGGAAGGTAAGTTACCTACAAAAAAGCTAAAGGCCGTTCCTCAGTCAAAAACAAGCGACAACAAAAAGCTAGGAATGGTGTGTAGTTACTGCGAATATAAGCACAGTTGTTGGGAAGAGCTTAGAACATTCATCTACTCCTACGGTCCTGAGTATTTAGTTGAGGTCAACACTGAACCAAAAGTACCAGAGGTATTCACATGAGTAGGACAGGTAAAGCAAAGGGTAGATTAGGTCAGCAAGAGGTGAGAGATAAACTACTGCAGACATTCACTGAGTTTGAAAAGGATGATATAAAGTCTGCCATCATGGGTGACACAGGTGCAGACATACAGTTCTCTCCTCAAGCTAAGAAGAGATTACCTTTAGCTATAGAAGTCAAGAGGCGTAAGACAGAATTAAAAACTGTGTATAGCTACATTGAACAGGCAGTCAAGCATAACACTGGAGAGCCTGTGGTATTCTATCGGTCAGATAAAAGACCTTGGGTTGTAATGATTGGTATGCAACACTACATGGATTTACTCAGGGATTGGAAGATCAATGACAAAAAACTTTAAGATATGGCATGTCACCTCTGGACCTTTCTCAAGGGAAAATTCACCAGACTTTTATGATGAAGGGTATCAAGAAGGTTTAAACAATTTACCTACTCAAACAAACTACTTAGTGATAGCTATTATAGAACAGGGTGGTAAACTTATAGAAGAAGAGTTTTGGTTTCCTGAAGAGTGGCAAGCATACCGATTTAAAAATGTTATCAACAGTCGGATGGAAGCTCTAGAGGTAAATGAAAATGAAAATATGTGTGAAAATAATGTTGACTTTTAAGAGTATTGGAGTATAACTATGAGCTTACGTTTTGAAGTTGTTCTTACAGTTGAGGTAGATGAGTCTGCTAATTTCTTAGAAGTTATTGAGGACAGTACACTAGAAGTTGTTAAAGAAAAAATATCTGATGCTCTGTATGACATTGATGATATGCAAATAAATGATATAGATTTGATAAGGAGATTAGAGTGAACTACGATATGGAATTGTACAGCAAGCAGGTTGAAAAGCTTATCATTACTGAACCAAAGAACAGGCTTATGGAAAATGTTTTAGGTTTAGGAGAAGAAGCAGGAGAAGTGCAGGGTAAGATTAAGAAACTTATTAGAGATAAAAGTTTTTCTAAGTCTGATATTATAAAAGAATTAGGTGACTGTCTCTTTTATGTCACAGCTATTGCTAACTATCTAGACTCTAACTTACAAGAAGTTGCTAATGCAAACATGAAGAAACTTCACGACAGGAGAGATAGAAATAAAATCAAAGGGTCAGGAGATAATAGATGAGCAATGCACTACCAACAGATTACCAACACTTTATCGCCACCTCACGCTATGCACGTTGGCTAGATGAAGAGGGAAGAAGAGAAACGTGGAGCGAAACAGTAAGCCGTTATGTGGACTACATGGCAGAGCGTACAGGTTTAGACACAGACACTACTGAAGAGATCTGGGATGCTATACATAACCTAGATGTTATGCCATCCATGAGAGCCTTGATGACTGCAGGTAAGGCATTAGACAGAGACAACACAGCAGGTTATAACTGTAGCTATCTCCCTGTAGATGATCCCAAGTCTTTTGATGAAGCTATGTACATCCTTCTCTGTGGCACAGGTGTAGGATTCTCTGTTGAGAGACAGTACATTGATAGACTTCCTGAAGTGCCTGAGAAGCTCTTTGATAGCCACACTACTATTGTCGTTAGTGATAGCAAAGAGGGGTGGGCAAAGGCATTCAGACAGTTGGTTGCTTTACTGTATGCAGGAGAGATACCTACTTACAACACCAGTAAGATTAGACCTGCAGGTGCTAGGTTAAAGATCTTTGGTGGTAGGGCATCAGGTCCTGCACCTCTCGTTGACCTATTCAAGTTTACGATCAACATGTTCAAGGGTGCAGTAGGTAGAAAGCTCACAAGCTACGAGTGCCACAGTATCATGTGTAAGATAGGTGAGATTGTAGTGGTAGGTGGCGTAAGGCGTTCAGCTATGATCAGTCTCTCTAACCTCTCTGACATACGCATGCGTCATGCCAAGACAGGACAGTGGTGGGAGACTGCACCACACATGGCATTGTCTAATAACTCTGTAGCTTACACAGATAAGCCTGACTCTGAGACATTCCTAAGAGAGTGGACTTCACTGGTAGAATCTAAGTCAGGTGAGAGGGGTATCTTCAATAGAGTATCTGCACAGAAGCAAGCTGCTAAAAATGGTAGGAGAAATCCTGACCATGAGTTCGGTACTAATCCCTGCAGTGAGATCATACTTAGACCACACCAGTTCTGCAATCTAACAGAGGTTGTGGTGAAGGAGAAGGATACTGATGAAGATTTAATCAGAAAGGTAAGACTTGCCACTATTTTAGGCACTGCACAGTCTACTCTTACTAAGTTCCCCTATCTCCGTAAGATCTGGCAACACAACACACAAGAAGAAAGACTGCTTGGTGTTAGTCTAACAGGTATCATGGACAACATGCTGACCAATGGACTGCTAGTCAACATGGACAAGAGACTTCCAAATCTTAAACAAGTTGCCATTGATACAAACAAAGAGTATGCAGAAAAGTTTAACATTGAACCAAGTACAGCCATCACTTGTGTTAAACCTAGTGGTACTGTATCACAGTTATGCGACAGTGCAAGTGGCATCCATGCTAGGCACAGTCAGTATTACATCAGGACTGTACGTGGTGACAACAAAGATCCCCTCACAAAGTTTATGATAGATCAAGGTGTATCTAGTGAGCCTTGTGTGATGAAGCCTGACACCACTACTGTCTTCAGCTTCCCTATGAAATCTCCTGAAGGTTCTAGAATGAGAGACTCTATGTCAGCCTTGGAACAGCTACGTGTGTGGTTGATCTATCAAGAGCATTGGTGTGAGCATAAGCCATCCATCACTGTCACTGTTAAAGAAGATGAGTGGTTTGATGTAGGTGCATTTGTATTTAAAAACTTTGACAAGATGTCAGGTGTATCATTTCTGCCACACTCTGATCACGTTTATCAACAAGCACCATATCAAGAGTGTACAGAAGAAGAATACAATGATATGATTTCAAAGACAACTAAGCGAATAGATTGGGGTAAACTAAAAGATTTTGAAAAGGGTGACACTACCTCTGGCTCTCAGACAATGGCATGTAGTGGAGATTCCTGCGAGATCGTAGATATAGGAGCGTAGTATGACTGCAATACATGCTAAAGATATTTGTTCTATGTGTGGTAACTATCTGGATGATGACTTGAAGTGTCCTGAATGTCCAGACTGTAAGCCACACTCAACAGAGGATGCTTTTGAGATATCTGTAAGTACAGAGGATGAAGATTATGATCCTGTCAATAAGCCACCTCACTACCTTGTATCAGGTGGAGTAGAGTGCATTGACTACATGCGACAGATCTTAGGACTACAGGGTTTTATAGACTATTGTCATGGCAATGTGATAAAGTATCAGCATCGTTATAAATACAAGGGGAAACCTGTAGAGGATATGGAGAAAGCACAGTACTATCTCAACAAGATGATAGAGGCAATGAAAGAGAAACATAAATGAAATGGAAAAACCTTGAACAAGAAGCGAGAAGCTTTAACAAGTCTCGTTGGGTAAAGCCTACACAAAAAGCAAAACCCCTGACAACAAGACGATTCCTAGCAGGTCAAGCTATGGGTGGTCTTATTGCAAGGGGTCAAACAAATATGAAAGATGTAGC